CAGATTGGGCAGTAGCAACACCAAATGGATATAGTGTCTTATATGCTCAACCATTTCAAAGATTTGATTTACCATTTTTAACTACTAGTGGCATTATTGATAATGATAAAGTTAATTTACCAGGAACTTTTCCATTTTTTATTCAAGAAGGATGGACTGGGGTTTTGCCTGCAGGAACTCCATATGCACAAATGATTCCATTTAAACGTGAAGACTGGGAGTCAGAGTATGAACTTGATCATTCTATGCAATCTTTAATAAAGAAAAATATGGAAAACTCAAGAAAATACAGGGTTCCCAATGGTGGTGTATACTTAAATGAGGTTTGGGAAAGGAGAAAATATGACTGAAAAAGAAATTATGGTAGAAAATTTAGCTAATAAAAATTCTGTTGATAGGGTTTCTATTACTCCATCTGGATTTTTTGGATCATCCCCAGATAACATTGTTGCCCTAGAAAACTTTATGACAGAAGAAGAGTTGTCATATTTAAATAATTTTATTAGAAATAATGACCAATGGGATATTACTGAAACACATTATAACGAAAATGGAACTGTAATATATGATGCTGGCTATTGGGCAAATCGTGTTGCCACATACCCCACTATTCAAAAAACAGATCCAAAGGTCCCAGAAATTATTGAAGGAATGGTTGCTAGGTTAAAAATTGAGGTAGATAAGTTTTTTGGAGTTGATGCACTTCCTACTAGTCCAGCAATGGTTCGCTGGCTGCCAGGACAACTGCAAATGCCACATGCCGACAAAGAACTTCATACTGGACCAGATGCTGGAAAGCCAAATGATTTTCCATATTATGACATAGCTGGTCTTTTTTATATTAATGATGACTACGAAGGCGGGGAATTGTATTTTCCAAATCAAGGAATTCAGTTTAAGCCAAAAGCAGGAGCTGCATACTTTTTCCCTGGAGACATGAACTATATACATGGAGTGACTCCAATTATTTCTGGTATTAGATACACTGTGCCATTTTTTTGGACAATCCTTTCACATAAGGATAAGCCATGAGCTATGGTATAATCTTATTGGAGAGTAATATATGGTAAATTTAAATAATAAGACTAGACTTACAAAAGATATAGTAGTATATGAAAATTTTATAACGCCAGAAGAATCTGCGAAAATAATTAATGTATTAGACAAGGCTGCCAATAACGAAGCTATGACCTGGATGCCCATCTCATTCTATGAGTCATATTCATCAATTCTCCCACAAGATGGCGACAAAGAAATTTTAGAAGAAAATTTGCCATCAGACATATTTTCAAAAATTAAAGAAGGTTTTATCAATGCTGTTGCATCTGTTCACGAAATAGATCCAAAAACAGTTGTTCAAATAGGATATCATACGCAAAAGTGGGAACCAGGAGCATATGCAAGAATACACTCAGATAATACAGATGAGCATGGAAATAGCGGTCCTTTTGCAAGAAGTAGATATGCTGCATTTCTTTATTTAAATGATGATTTTTCTGGAGGTTTGTTAAAATTTCCAAAGCAGAATATAGAAATAGCACCAAAGACTGGGATGCTTGCCGCATTTGATGGCGGCTTCGATAATATGCATGAAGTAACATTAATTGAGTCTGGAGTCAGATATACAATAGGATCTTTTTGGGATGACCGTGAGGAAGATGCATATCCACAAGAAGTTAGAGATGCCTGGGCAGATGAAATGAAACAGATTAGAGAAAAGCAAGAGATCGAAAGAAAAGAATGGCAAGATTTGCTTAAAGACGGGTATAAAATAGATATGGATGGCAATAAATATAAGGTGGGGCAAGACAACAATGATTAATCAGCTAAAAGAAATTTTAAAGAAAAATAAGGTAGCATTTGAAGAAATTACGGATGAGCTAGTATCTATTGAAAATTTTTTAACAGATGAGGACCTAGAGTTTCTTTTTGATCAAATAAACTCTGCTTCACAGGGAGATTGGGAAGTAGAATATTTAGCTAACCTAAAAAGTTTTTGTTTAGAAAAATTTGGTAGGGATGATGTAGAAAATCTTGTGGCTGAAGGAAAGTTTGAAATAACACAAAATTGGTCTGACAAAAATCTAAATGTAAGTGAACACCCAGAATATCGTATTTTTTATAAAAGACTTGCCTCTCTTGTAACAGAAGCAGACGACACACTGATGCTTAGTGGTCTTGCTACAATACAAAGAATGCAGCCAGGGGTAGAGCTAAAATCACATACAGATCAGCATACAGATCCATCAATACGTTATGCTGCAATTATTTATATTAATGATGATTATGAAAATGGTGAGTTGTTCTTTAAAAATCTTGGAATAAGGCTTAGGCCAAAACCAAAAACTCTTCTTATTTTTCCAGGAAATGAGCAATATGAACATGGGGTTGACTTTGTTTCAGAAGGTCCAATAAGATATGTCCTAGTCGGATTTATTAAGGAAAAGGGTTTTTACGAAAGGAATAAATTCTAAAATGAAAAAAAATATTTTAAATGATATGGTTTATTATTATGAGGATGCTGTTTTAAACTTTGATAAAGTTATGGAAACGATCAAAGAGTTAGACATAATTGGCCCATCTGACACTGTTCCTTTATGGCAAGACTGGACTTCGTCTAATGATAAAACTTTTATTTATGGAGAAACTCAGGCATTTGACATTAATCAAATTAAAAAAATGAGTGAGCCATACAAGAGTAAGTTAGAGTTTATTTATACAAATATCATGCAATCCTTTTACAATGTGTCTAAAGATTATGCAAGCTCTATAGGAGATCCAGATGAACCAAGACTTTTCCCAGTATTTAATATTAAAAAATATAATACTGGTTCAGCCATGGGGGCACACTATGATCAGCTAGACGGAGATAAAACTTTAAGATATTCTCTTGTTATGTATTTAAACGATGACTGTGAAGGTGGAGAAATTTCCTTCAAGCTTTCAAATTATGAAGATCATAACAAGGTTTCTAGTCCAGACTTAGATTATGCTGTTGCTGTAGAAAAAAATCAAATAGATTTCGGTGTAAAGCCAAGTGCTGGAAGTATTATAATTTTTCCATCTTCTGCACCATATTATCATATTGCCCACACAGTAAAATCTGGTTTTAAATATATGGTTCCAAGTCACTGGATTCATAATAACATGGATCTAAGAGTAGCTAAGTAGTTCAAGTATCTATGAAAACTGCTATAGTGACTGGTGCTAGCAAAGGCGTAGGGTGTGCAACTGTAAAGCTTTTGTCGGAAAACGGATATAGGGTTATAGCTGTTTCTAGAAATTTATCTGAGATTTCCAGGTTAGAATCCGAATCCAGCAATGTTGAAATATACAAATTAGATATAACAAGAAAAGAAGAAATACTGACATTTGCTAATAAGTATAAAGATATTTCTCTAGACCTTCTTGTTAATAATGCAGGTGGTGGTTCTGGACCAACCAAAATTATTAATGAAACAATGGAAAATTTTAGAATAGCATATGATATTAATGTTGCTGGGCCAATGTATTTATCCCAACTTTTTGTCCCCTGCCTTCAAAAATCAGAATCTCCAACAATAATCTTTGTGACATCTTTGTCTGGCAAGATTCCGTATAGAAGTGGTGGCAATTATACTAATGCAAAAAGAGGAGAAATGGCACTAGTTGATACAATGAGAATGGAGTTTCCAGAATATGGGATTAAAATTACAGAAATATGTCCTGGTACCATAGATACCCAAATTGAGAAAAAGAACCATGCCCTAACTGCAGAAGATATGGCAGAGGCTATTCGCTGGGTAGCCTCATTGCCAAAACATTTTAATGTCAATCACCTAGAAGTTAGCCATATTTTAAATAGTAAGTATATGTAGGCTACTTATGGTAAACTATAGGTGGTGATTTATGTCTACTCCATCTAGTTTATATGCCGAAAAAATTTTTTCTGAGCATCCGATAGCGTTCTGGCCCCTTGACGACAAGGCAGACTATGTATCCCTTATATCCGAAACAAATAGGGACTTGCGTTTATGGGACATAGATAATGGAACTGCAATAAATGATATAACCACTTTAGATGAACCATTTTCAAATAGCTATGTATCTAAAATATCAGCAATTTCATCATCCGAAAGTGATTTTTTTATTGCCGCAGTTAGTCCAAATATAATTAATTTTAGTGATTTAAATCAAGAACTTTCTACTTTTGCTATTGGAGCATTTTTATATAGCAATAGCCCATATATTTCTGGATTTGAAATTGGGCATCAATATTTCGATGAATTAAGCGGAGAGCTGGTAGAACAAACAAAGTTTTTCCCAACAGAAATTTCTAAAAGTTGGATTTTTATATCAGAAACTTTTGACATACCACCAGAAAATGTTTCATTAAGGCTTGTAATTAAAGCTAAATTTTTGACAGGGGATACACTTTCTAACTATAGCTTTTTAGTTAATGGTGTTTCTTTTGGACAGTGGTCAGAAGAATTTAATGCCTCATCTCTGGGTGTATCAACTACAGATATACCATCTAATATATTAGGAATAGAAAATTTAGTGGGAATAGAGGCCAAAGCATATGGCTTGCAAGAACTTGATGGATATTATTTAGTCGAAGGCAATGGTTTAGCTGCTAAAAATTCAAGCATTCCTATGGTTTTTGGTGCAGCGAATAGCACAATTATTCAGCCAAATGGCTTGTCCTTACCATCCTTGCTAATTCCTGGCCAAGGATTTTTAAATAGCTCAGGAAAATACAAAGACTATACCTTTGAGTTTTGGCTAAGAATTAATTCTAATGCTGTAACACAAAAAAGAATTTTTGGTAATGTTCACGGCACTGATGGAATTTTTGTACAAGGCCCAACGCTAATATTGAAAATTGGCGACTACATAATTAGACATTATGTTGGAGAATGGTATAGGCCAATGCTACTACAAATAAGATATTCAATATCATCTATAAGCTTATTCATTAATGGAGAGCAGGTTGGAGAAATATTTATAGATATAGACAATGTAAGTTTTCCAGCAAAAAATCAAACAATTAATAGTATTAGTGTAGATAATGACTGGCTGGGCTTTTGGTCATACGATGATGTGTCACCTCTTGAAATCGATGGCGTTGCTATTTATGGATATAGGGTTCCACTTCAGGTTGCTAAAAGAAGGTTTGTTTATGGTCAGGGAGTAGAATTTCCAGAAAATATTAATAATGCTTATAGCGGAAGTTCTATTTTTATTGACTATCCATTTTCAAAATATGCTAAAAACTACCAATATCCATCACTAGGGCAATGGGTTCAGGGTGCCTATGATAATTTGATTATTAATGGTAATGCAATTCAATTTCCACAATATCCTGTACCAGAGGCAAAGTTTAGCAATAAAACTAGCTCTGAGTGGATCCTAGATTTAGAAAATGCACAAAATGAAATCAACGATAACTTTATTAAATTTAGGCCAAATAATAATTGGAATTCAACCAATGGCCAGCTATTTTTTGAAAACTTTAGTCTTGCTAATGAGCAGCTAAAAGCTTTTTATATTGTTTGTAAAGAAATTTCAACCCCTACGACAGAACAAACATTGATTGCAATTGAAAACAGAGCAACTGGAAGCATTTTTGAAATAACTTTAGACAATAATAGCATTAATTATAAGCTATGGGAAAATGGAAGCTACTCAACACTACTCTCAAAATCTAGGCAATACTTAAATGGAGTTGGAGAAAAAACAGTTATTGGAATAGATTTGCAAAAGTTTTCTGATTACTATGGAGAGAAAATTGCAGACTTTTTTGGAAAATTAGCTATGATGTCTATTTATGTTGGTTCAACAAAAAATCTATCAAATACATTTTTAGGTAACATATATGAAATTGGATTTTGTTCATCAAAAAATCTTTCTAAGATTTCTTCTATTTTTGCTGCTGATGGGCTAAGCTTTGTTGACACATTTATTGATGGCTCTGAGCTATATACCAGCACTGCAGATGCTGGAGAAAATGTACAACAGTCTGCTATTTTTCAATTTCTATATGACGGAGGAACACTTGGTCAATACTCATATTCTATTTTAGAAAATCACATACCCAGCTATGGAATAGTTGCAGGAGAAGACATATCTGGATTTGGAATATTCGTTGAGGCAGATTCATCATGGCAAGACCAAATACCGCTATCATTTTTTGCTAAAGAATCTATAGACTCACGGGGGGACTCAAGGCTTGATCTAGATTTTATTCAGTTTAATATTAATTATCCCGCCCCATCTATTTTTGTTCAGGAAACAGAAGAGGGGTCTTGGACATACGCAGAGCTACAGTCTGAATACTCTAATCCAATACAAAGAACCTATGATTCTTTGGATAATCAACTTTTTACTGGTTTTCAAAACTACGAAGATCTAAAAAATAAATCAGTCAGCACATATAAATACGATACATCAAACTCTATAGTAAAAACATATGTAACATTTCAGTTGCTTGAAGACGGTGCAAATAAGTCATTGTCTGCATTTACCAACACAGAGCTTGCACCTAAAAATGGAATTATTGTTCCTGGATCAAATTGGATAAATACAAAATATGAGGTTGTCGACAATATGATAATTTATCCACCACAATCAATTTCTTTTGATGACCTTGCTATTGTTACCCATATTGAGATGTCGTCTAAAAACATTAAAAATACTCCAGTATCTATTAAATCATTAGAGTATGCCTCAATGGCACTTTCCGACACGATACCAACAGCTATTGGAACTAGGTTTGGTAATGATATTTATCCATATAGAAAAGAAGGCTTCTATCTTACATATAAAAAACAAAATCCATTTTCTATTTATAAGGGAAGCACACCCTACTTATACTTGACTAGAAATAGTGGAATAACTATAAGGGGCGGATACGATCCATTAATAAATAGGGGTATTTCCATACCACTGAATAACTCAAAATCAGATAATTTTAAGGTTATAGCAATGCAGATGGCATTAAGATTTGATGAAGACTTTTTCCCATATGGAGCAATGCAGCTCTTTGAAATCCAAAGTAGAAATTCTTATATTAGGGTATACGCTGTTGCAAATCACCCATCTGGAAAACGTGCAAAGGTTTATGCCATTAATTCTAGGGGAGAGCTAGAAAATGGAATAGCATTTTATCTAAATGGCAAGATTGTAAAAGATCCAACTTTGACGGTAAAAGAGTGGGCAATGCTGGGAATAAGATTTGCAAATACCCAAGAATTTTCAAATTTTGCTGGAGCAATTAGGTTAACAGCACCATTAACATATAATAACATTTCTTACTATAAGTCAACGAACCTACAGGAAGTCCAAAACAAAATAGAGAGGCCCTGGTTTAAAGTTAAAAATCTTGGACCACTAACCCTAGACTGGGGCTTCTGGCCATCGTATCTTTGGGATGGAGTTCTGTATGTTTCAAAGACTAGCTTTTATGGGGTAGACCCATCTGACATATATAAGATATATACAGGAACAAATAAGATAATTATTGATGATGAGATAGAATCTGTATTTGGAGATTATCAATATTCAGTCAAAGAAAACATAGAGTGGCGTTCTCAGGTATACCAGGCAGTATAATATGGTATACTTATGGTTATGAAAAAGCAAAATCCTAATCAAATTGGTAAGTCTAAGATCACAGTTTTAGATAAAAACTACGATTGGGGTATATATGTTTGGCAGAGAGAAAACGGAAAGTGGTTTACGGATGGTCAGGGAAACATCCTAAACATTCCGTCCCATAGGGGAGATGAGATACAGCTGCATAAGCTACGCCAAGCTGCAGCTTATCATGGCGAGCCTAATGGCAAGCCAGTATTTTTTGCTGGGATGGGCCGTGTATCGGATGAAGAGTATTCTGAGCAAATAGACAGAATGAAAAGCGGCCTAATCCCAAATCTTAATGACCTTGGTGCAGTGGCAGCAGCCAAAAAGACCATTGAAATGTACGGAGACGAAGAATAATGTCAGAAGAGCTTTATATTAGAGATCTTGGCCTGCCAGATACAGAAAAAGAAAATAATGTTTTTAAGGAACAGGATCCATTTAATAAGTCTTGGGATGAACTTAAGGGCTTGTCTGGCTTAGATAAAAATTTTAAACGTAGGTCAGATAGAATGGCCAAGGCCTATGACATACAGGTGCCAAAAAATATTAACACAACATCGCCAGCCTATCTGGATAGTGCCCTTGCAATTAGTTCTGGAACAGACGGTGCGTCATCAAAAGAGATTAATCCAGGAAGCGTATATCGTAACGGATACGGCATGTTTGATGTTATTACCCCACCATGGAACCTATACGAGCTAGCTAACTTTTATGACACATCATTTGCCAACCACGCAGCCATTGATGCAAAGGTAGAAAATACTGTTGGTCTTGGATATGACTTCCATGTCTCTGATAGAACAATGATGGCTTTAGAATC